ATGAGTGCTAATATGCTTGGGCAACTTTCTGTTGCTCTTCAAGAACTGGTTGAATCTGGTGCCTGGAATAATAATGACAAACTTAAAGTCTGTATCGCAGGTACTCTACCAAAAGACAAATTTATTGTAATTCAAAACACTACTAAAAGAGGAGAAACAAAATGAAATTCGGATGGACTGAACAAGCAGAATTGCTAAATGGAAGATTGGCAATGCTAGGATTTGTTGTTGCTGTAGGCACTTATCTCACTACCGGACAAATTATTCCTGGAATTTTTTGATAATACTTAATATTTTTTTACTCTGTTGCTAAATAAGCAGCAGAGTTTTTTTGTATTATGCCACGAGGACAACTGACTAAAGATATTATCAAGTGTGAAGTTCTTAAAATAAAATCAAACCTGGATAAAGAGTGGATGGATAAATCTGGATATGACCCAAAATGGTTAGCACATCAATACCTAAATAAAGTTCTTGATAAAATAGAAGAGTATAGGTATTAAAATAAATAAATACCTTCAGTGTCTGTAAATATAAAAAAATGACATTAGATCTTCATAACTTTTTTAAGTATTATGATGATGGAAATTCGAATCATGTGGCAGCAGTGCAATGGTTAGAGGATAACCTTCCTGCTGAATTCATGGATGACTCAGAAACAGAATGGATTGGAATCTTTAGAACTAAACCACCTACACCAGCAGTTCTTGATGTTCCATATTTTAATCAAGTAGATAATTATAGAGATGCACATAGAACTTGTAACAGTTCATCATGTGCTATGTGTCTTGCTTTCCTCAAACCAGGAAGCATTAAAGGTGATGATGAATATGTTAAGAAAGTATTTGCGATTGGTGACACGACAGACCATGCGGTTCAGACAAAGGTTCTCGCAGGTTATGGTATTAAGTCTCACTTTAGTTATAATCTTTCTTTTGCTGACATTGATAAGAGCCTTGATAGGGGAAAACCAGTTGTCATTGGAATTCTTCATCGTGGTTCTCTAACTTCCCCTACTGGTGGACACATGTGCGTAGTCATCGGTAAGACACCTGATGGTAAAGGATACTATGTAAATGATCCTTATGGTTCTCTAAACGATAACTATACTGGTCCAGTTACAAATGGTAAGAAGACCATTTATACCAAAGCAGTTCTTAAGCACCGTTGGGCACCTACCGGAGGGGACGGATGGGGTCGTATCTTTGATTGATAAATAATAATGCCTTAATTGGTTCGCATCTTTAAGGTAGAGGGGGGAGCAGAAATGCTCCTTTTCTTGTATAAATACTATTGCGAACCAATTTAAGAGTAGAAATGGTAAATCCTAACAGGTTTTATACCTATGCCTATTTACGTGAGGATAGAACTCCTTATTACATAGGTAAGGGAGTAAGATATAGATTATTTGAAGGTAGTGGAAAACCTTGTCCTGTTCCAAAAGATAAAAATAGAATAATCTTTCTCAAACAAAATCTTATAGAAGAGGAAGCATTTAAACACGAAACTTATATGATAAGTGTGTTCGGCAGAAAGATTGATGGTGGAATTCTTTTGAATAAAACTTTTGGTGGTGAAGGTGCTTCTGGTAGAGTAGTCAAAGATTCCACCAGAGTAATTCTTAAAGAGAAATGTAGTGGGTGGAAACACACACCAGAAGCAATAGAAAAAATAAGACAAAGTTCTTTGAGTAGGATATATTCCCCAAAAAGTGAGGAAACAAAAAGAAAAATAAGTAATACTCTAAAAGGAAGAAAATTATCAAAAGAGTTGGTAGATAAAAGAACTCAATCTGTCTGTAAAAATACTTATGTCATAATATCACCAGATGGGGTTAAATATAATACCAATAATTTAAAAGAATTCCAAAGACAAAATAATTTAAAACATCTTTATGATGTGGTTTCTGGTAAAAGGAAACAAGAGAAAGGTTGGACTGCTTTTAAAATATAAATAACTAAAAAGTATTTGTAAAATGGACGCACAAGAACTTCGTGCCCTTCAAGAAGCTTATAATCAAGTTTATCAGGTTGATGAAGAACTTACTGGTGCTCGCAAACAAAAAGCATCTGATTTACTTAATAGAAAACTAAGAGATGTTGAAACTCTTAGAAAACTTAGTGCTCGTAAAAGACAAAAACCAGAAGATGTTGGTTCTGGTAATAAAGCAAGAAGAAGAGCAGGTAAAGAAGTAAAGGATAGTCGTATTGCTGTATCTGATAGTTATGACTATTACGACATCATCCTCTCACACTTACTTGATGAAGGATATGCTGAAACTCCAGAAGCAGCAGAAGCAATTATGGTGAATATGAGTGAAGATTGGAGAGAGAGTATTATTGGTTAAATACTTATGGAGAATGAAAACTCCTCGATTAATTTCAAGAGAAAGATCTTACAAAGAATTAAAGATCTTACAAATCACGGAAAGCACTTAGAAGCTTCCAAACTTTTCAACAAATACTTTGGAGACGACAATGGCAAGAATCGATTTACATAACTTCTTCAAGTTCTATGACGAGAAGAACCCTAATCATGTGAAAGCAGTTCAATGGTTAGAAGATAACCTACCAGTCAAGTATCTGGAAGATAACGTAGATTGGGCGGAGATCTACAGAGGAAAAAAGGGTAATGCGGCACCAGCATCAGCACCAACTGCTGCCGCTCCTGTAGTTGGTGGTGACGATATGCCTATGATAGGCCTTAAATTAATCAAAGAGTTTGAAGGATGTCATCTAAAGGCATATCCCGATCCTCTATCTGGTGGACTTCCAATCACAATTGGTTGGGGTTCAACTCGTAAGAAAGATGGATCTGCATTCCATATGGGTGATACTCTCACACAAACAGAAGCAGATGAACTTTTGATTGAACAATGTAAGAGAGAGTTTCTTCCTTCACTTCGTAAAATTCCACACTGGAATGAAATGTCTGACGGCAAAAGAGGTGCCCTACTTTCTTTTGCTTATAATCTCGGTGCTGGTTTTTATGGTTCTGGTGATTTTAATACTATCACTAAGAGACTGAAGAATAAAGAATGGGACTTAGTTCCAGATGCTTTATATCTCTACAGAAATCCTGGTTCAAATGTAGAAGCAGGTCTTGCTCGTAGAAGAAAAGCAGAAGGTGAATCTTGGAAAAAAGGTTAACCCTATTCACAAAGGAAAATGACTACTAAGAAAAACGAAAATGCTATGGGACAATTAATTCGTATATGTATCTTGGGTTGGTCTGCTGCTCTTCTTACTGCAAGTTATGCGGGCACTCTATCTAAGATGGACCCAACTTTTATCGCTACAGTCTTCACAGCATCTGCTGCTACTTTTGGTATTAATACGATGAAGAAAGGTGGAGATGATGAAGATGAAAAAAAGCAAGAACCTAAAAGAGAAGAGTTTGTAGAAACTCCACCAGAACCACCTGCCCCTGAAGCACCACCAGAAACTCTTGAAGCAAGAGTTGAAGCACTGGAAACTAAAGTAGAAGATGGTGAAGGATTCGTTCAACCACGCACAGGAGCATAATGGCAAAATCAGCAAACAAAGGTAAGAAGGGTTCTGCTGGAGGTAAAAATTCTAAGCAGAATCAAGGTAATGCTACTGCAAAGAAAGCAAAGAACGGTGGTAAGAAAAAATAATGAGGTTTTATGCCAAGAGAGTGGAATACTCCCAAGCGTCAATGTTGGAACGCCCCAATTCACCAAATTCTTAAAGCAATAGATAATCACACCCGCCTTCATATGGAGACGGGTGATTTTTGGCATGAAGAACAAGCACAAATATTAAGAAAATATGTAAAAGATTTAAAGATATGGATTCATAAGCAAGAAGGTGTTTGGGATGAATGAATTTCCTTGGGGTGTAGTTATAATTCTTTGTTCTGGTTTGGTATTTACTGCTTATGTAATTTACTACATATTAAAGTTAGCATCCGAGGAGATGAAAGATGAAACATCTGAGTCTAATTCTATCAATCACAAGTCTAAGCATTAGTGGTGCTCTTTGCGTAGGAGCATACATTACTTATCAAAAAGCACAGAAGATTCTAGATAATCCGGAAGCATTTGTTGGTGCTGTTGTAGAGAAACAGGTATCAAAAGCATTTGAAAAATTACCTATTCCTAAACTAAATACTGAGAAGTTTAAATTACCATTCTAATGGATAAAGACCCATATATCTACAGAGTAAAACAAGTATTGAGAGTAGTTGATGGTGACACAATCGATGCGGATATTGATCTTGGCTTCGATATTTCTCTTACTAAGCGAGTACGCCTTAGTGGTGTTGATACTCCGGAAAGTCGTACAACCGATCTCAAAGAAAAAGCACTTGGATTAGAAGTCAAAGAATGGTTGAAAAAAAATCTTGATGGTAAAAAAAATATTCTCATTAAAACGGAACTTCCAGACTCAACTGAAAAGTATGGAAGAATTCTTGGAAGGTTATATGTTGATGATGTATGTCTTAATGATCGTATGATCTCTGAAGGATATGCTTGGGAATACTCAGGAGGAACAAAGAAAAAGGATTTTGCTGAACTTGACGCAAAGCGTAAGAAGTGATTTACTTTAATATTGTAAGACTATTCTTAATCATTTGGAGTGCTTTAATGATTTCTGCTGTAGAATCTGTTGCGATTCGTACAGAAGGACAAGTAGAACTTGATAATGCTAGTAGAGATTCTTATTCTAAAGTTCTTATACTTGCTGTTGGTTCTTTTCTTGGTGATGTTGCATTTAAAATAAAGAATAAATCAAAATAATTGCTTTGAGTGAAACTTCTTATATTGTTCTTTCTTTTCGTTCTTCCCTTCTTTTTTGAGTAACTTATTGACTTTTTTCATAGAAGAAGTTTTTTCAAAAGCAAAATAAACCTGAAGTTCATAAGGAGTAAGATCTCTATTCAAGAGTTTCTTACCCCTTATGAATATCTGCTGAACAATAGGTTTCATTTTACCTACCATCCATTCCACCAAAGATTTGCCAACAATAGCCGCAGCAACAGAAGCAGTAGCAGTGGTGCCAGCAAGCATAACCTGTTCTTTCGGAGGAACTGGAACTTCCCCGATGATTGGTACTTCAATGACGGGTACTCCTAAATTACTAGTTTGTATTGGTTGATCGGAAATATTCCGATCATCTGGGGGGGTTTGAACAACTGGGGGCAGTTGAGGGGTAGGGGTAGTATCTGGAAGTCCTCTGGATTTTTCTTCTTTTTCTTCTTCTTTCTTTTTTTGCTCTGCTCTTACGGCAGCATCAAACTCTTCTTGAGTTGGAACATCGATCACTGGATACTTTATAGTGGTATCTGGCATATTAATAATTGGCATATCAACACTTGGTATCACAGATCGTTCTGCTTTCCTAATTACGGGAGGTTCTATTGTTGGAATAATTGATGGAGCATCAATCCTAGAAGAATTAATTTTTATTGGTTTTATTTCCATTTGCTACATCCTGTACTCTTGGATACTTCACAATAATATCAGCACAAATTTTTGCATAGGGACTTTGTGGATGAAATGAAATTCCATTCTTTAATGCTTCACCACACTTCAAAAGTCTCACAAGTTCAAAGTCAAGTCTTGCCTTATCCGATTCTGCTTGTTGTCTTGAAATTTCTACACGAGCTCTTGCCTTACAAAGTTCTTGTAATGAACCATCTAGAGGAAAATTAAAACCCAAACTTACTCCAAAGTTTCCACTATGAGATTGGTATGATGTTGGGTCTTGATTTCCATTGAAACTTCCCAAAGCAAATGGAGCAACACTCATTGTAGGACCCTGACATGAAACTCCATTACCAAATGTATTCAAGGCATAAGGACCTTGAAGCACCTGAACTGCCTGATTCACAACACTACCTGTTGCTGAAGCACTTGGACCTGCAATATTCGTATTACTTGGTGCTTGTTGTGCTCTTACATAACCTTGTGGTATTATAAATAATAATGTTACTAACCAAGCAGAAATACTATGACTTATGTTTATATCCATAAACGGGGGGGAATTCCCTTTTATGTTGGAATGGGGCAAGGTGATAGATGTATTTCTAAAAAAAGAAGAAATAATTTCCATTTAAATACTTGGCAAAAAGCAGAAGATGAAAATTCATTTCAATATGAAATAATATTTGAAGGAACGAGAAATGAATGTATGGATGAAGAGAGAAGAATGATAAAAATATATGGTAAAAAAGTTGAAGGTGGTTTGTTGTGTAACTTTGCTGATGGGGGGGACGGAGGTAATACTTTGACTGAAAACAATAGGGAGAAATCAAGAGAGTCACATTCTATTGCCTCTAAAAAAATGTGGGAAAATGAAGAATATAAAAAATCACATAAAGAGGGAATGGAAAAGTCTAAAGAACTTATGTCTAAATCTCAAAAAGAAAGATTTTCGAATCAAGAGAATAGGGATATTCACTCACAGAAAACTCAAAAAAGTCATTTTAATTTAAATGAAAGAAAAAAATTATGGGGTTCTCATAATGTTGGAAGAAAGTGGTATCACAACCCATTAACTGGAGAAGAAATATTAACTCATTTTGAGTGTCCAATTGGGTTTATTAATGGGAGAAATAAAACTAAAATGCCAAAAGGTAGGGGGCATAAAAATTATTGAGTGAAGACTGATATAGTATTTGTTATAGAATCTTCCGTAGTTTTTCTGTCTATCCATGTTTCCTTTGCCACTCCAGGAGTCAAATAAGTCTCACTAAATTGGAATGGAGCACCTTGAGTTTGAATTGTGTAATTCATACCAGGAGCAGGAGTTCCTGGTATATTAATGTTGGTGCCAGTGACTGTATAAGATGTTCCAGTAGTATATTCTATTTGCCTGATAGTCTCAATAACTTCAGTGCGTGTTTTAGTCTCAGATGTAATAGTCCCACTGGTGAAGTTGGGAGTTACGGGTCCAGCGTATGAAGGACTTATAACTCCCAGAACTGTAACCAGTCCGAGAGTTATATGTCTCACTTAAATACGCTCAATTCAACGCTACGTTGTGCTGTTCCAGTTGTTCCTGAACCACCCGCAGTAATTGTTGGAACACCAGTTCCGCTTAAAGTACCAGCAAGAGAACCCTTATCTCCACCTAATTGAGTAGTAGAGTTGCTATAAAGGTTGGGAGAAGCAATTGTTCCAGAAGCTGCCGACTGAGAGGTAACATCAACATCTGCAGTAATTGATGTTTCAGAGAAACTAAATGCTTGTCCGTTTGTATTGATACCATAAGAACCTGCTCCACCAACTCCTCCAAGAGTTGTTACATTAATATTGGTGCCTGAAACTGCATATGAGGCACCGACTCTTTCTGATTGTACCGCAGCACCCTGAACATTTAATTGAATTGAGTCAGTGATTTTTGATGTGATTTCACCAGCAAAAGCAGGAGTAGTGAAGAATAACGAAAAGATAAGTGCTAATCTTTTCATTTTTCTAAAAGTAATGTTTGTAACTATTTATTGATGTTATTTTGTTATTTGTCTTTATGTATTATACTATAAATAAATTGAGTTTATTTAATTTTATGACTGAACAACAGGAACATCTTGCGAATCTTGTAAAGCAAGCACAAGACCTATCCCTTGAATTGGAAGGACTTCAAACTAAGGCCACAACAAAAAGAGAACTTTTTTTGAAGGTTCAAGGTGCGATTGAGTATCTTACACAAATAGGTGTGACTCTTCCACAACCAGAACCACAACCAGAAGAAATTCCACTCCCAGAAGCAGAATAATTTACGGTCCCCGAAAGGGGACTTTTTTATGCTTGACACCAGAAGCAGACCGTAGTATGATAAATAGGTAAACAAATGTTACGAATTCCTCATAATTCTTAACATTGTTAAACACCCATTAACCGGGACCTATGGGGTGTATAAAAACGTCTCTCATCTTACCTTCACTTGAGGGTAGTGAAGGAAATCAGTAAACGAGTAATCCCTATACTCATACTTATTTCTTTTTAAAGTAAAATGACTGCTACAATTGCACAAAGACAATCTACTAACTCCTGGGAACAATTTTGCCAGTGGGTTACTTCAACGAACAACCGCCTTTATGTTGGTTGGTTCGGAACTCTGATGATTCCTACACTGCTTGCTGCTACTGTATGTTTCATCGTCGCCTTCATTGCCGCACCTCCGGTGGACATTGATGGTATTCGTGAACCTGTTGCTGGTTCACTCATGTACGGAAACAACATCATTTCTGGTGCTGTTGTTCCTTCAAGCAACGCAATCGGACTTCACTTCTATCCTATCTGGGAAGCAGCAAGTCTTGATGAATGGCTCTATAATGGTGGTCCTTACCAGTTGGTAGTCTTCCACTTCCTCATTGGTGTCTTCTGCTATATGGGTCGTGAGTGGGAACTTTCTTACCGTCTTGGTATGCGTCCTTGGATTATGGTTGCTTACAGTGCTCCTGTTGCTGCTGCGACTGCCGTATTCTTGGTCTATCCTTTCGGTCAAGGTTCTTTCTCTGATGGTATGCCTCTTGGTATCTCTGGTACGTTCAACTACATGCTTGTGTTCCAGGCAGAGCACAACATCCTGATGCACCCATTCCATATGCTTGGAGTTGCTGGTGTCTTCGGAGGAAGTCTTTTCTCCGCAATGCACGGTTCTCTTGTGACTTCTTCACTGGTTCGTGAAACAACTGAAACTGAATCGCAGAACTATGGTTACAAGTTCGGTCAAGAAGAAGAGACTTATAACATCGTTGCTGCTCACGGTTATTTTGGACGCCTTATTTTCCAATATGCTTCCTTTAATAACTCACGTTCACTGCACTTCTTCCTTGCTAGCTGGCCCGTTGTAGGCATCTGGTTCACTGCTCTTGGTGTTTCTACGATGGCTTTCAATTTGAATGGCTTTAATTTCAACCAGTCAATCGTTGATAGTCAGAACCGTGTAGTTAATACCTGGGCTGATGTTCTGAATCGTGCTGGACTCGGACTCGAAGTGATGCACGAAAGAAATGCACATAATTTTCCTTTGGACCTTGCTGCTGTTGAGAACACACCTGTGGCCTTGACTGCTCCAACCATCGGTTGAGTTTCTTAAAACAGAATTCTTCACGAAAGAGACCTTCGGGTCTCTTTTTTTATGCTATAATGTATAAATAGTTCCACACCAAACTTCCATACCATAATGAAAACTTGTAGCAGATGCGGAGAAACAAAAGAACTTGATAGTTTCTCTAAAAGAAGTGGTAGACCTTCTGGAGTTCAATCAAAGTGTAAGGATTGTGAAAGGGAGGTTCGTAGGCAATATTATAAGACCCACGAATACGCCAGGCGCAGATTTAAACTTACAGAGGACCAATATAATGACCTGATGAGTAATGAAAATTGCAAAACCTGTAGAGAAAAAATGGGAAAAAAATGTATTGACCATTGCCACTCCACAAATAAAATACGAGGTGTTCTCTGTAATAATTGCAATACTGCTCTGGGTCTCATAAGAGACAATAGACAAACCCTACAAAATATGTTACAATACCTGGACAACTAACAAAAAATTATGATTACCAAAGAAGGATTTATTCAAGCAACCAATCTAGCACCTGAAAATGCAGAAAAAATCTATCAAGAACTTAATGATAGGTTTAATGGGGATTGGGATAAGGCATCTGACTACCTTAAAGATTTGGTTGCATATTTACAAAAGCACTATTTACAAAAGCACCAATAAGACTATGAAATTACCTATAAGTAAAAAACTAGAAGAGATACTCAGAGACCCTGTTGCAAGTAAACAATTACGAAAAGCATTGACAGGAGAAGGTGATGGTAAAATTACAGTAAATGGAAAGACTTATAAATTAAATAAAGATGCTTTTTATTGACATAAGACTCCCAACTCTGTTAAGATAGTCATAAACAATAAGATATTATGTTTACACAATTTACACAAGAACACATCACGGAACTACAAAAGTGTAAGGAAGACCCAGTATATTTTATCAACAATTATGTGAAATTTGATCATTTTAAAGATGGATTGACTGGTATTAAATTATATGAACCACAAGAGAAACTCATCAATAAGTATCACACCAACCGCTTTAATATTCTGAAGGCACCCAGACAGATAGCAGGGAAATCTTCAACTGCAATTTATTATATACTTCATCAAATTATATTTCAAGATTATGGAAATGTTGGAATATTTTCACATCATCGAAAGCCTTCAATACACCTTTTAGACCGACTTAAAGTTTCATATGAAAACTTACCAAAATGGATGCAACAGGGTGTTATAACAAACAATAGAACCACATTTGAATTGGAAAATGGTTCTAGAGTTATTGCAGCATCTATTTCATCATCTACTGCTAGGGGACAAGCGTTTAGTCTTATATTGTTAGATGAGATTGGAAGTAGTTCTTATACTAAAGTGAAAGATTTCTTTGATTGCGTATTTCCTACAATTGTCGCAGGTAAGTTGGCAAAAGTTATTATCACTTCAACTAAAGATTACTACGAAAAGAGTTATTTCACTAAAATCTGGAAAGACTCTGAAGATGGGAAGAACGACTTTGTAAGAACAACAATCAAGTGGTATGAGATTCCAGGAGCAGAATAATATGAGTCATAATACCCAAAACGAACCTATGCCTAACTGGATAATCTGGGCAGGCATAGGACTTATGATATTCACAATACTTTGCTTTGTCTTACTGACTGTTGGGATGATTTATGAATGAGTAGAAACACTCATTGACCTCTTTTGTAAAGTATTGTAAACTAAATATGAGAAATGACAATGGAGACTATGGTTTCTTCTACACTTTCACAACCTATTTCACAAAGGGGGTGGTTCGATGTCCTGGATGACTGGCTTAAACGAGATCGCTTTGTCTTTGTGGGTTGGTCTGGATTACTTCTTTTTCCCACTGCTTATTTGGCCATTGGTGGCTGGCTTACTGGCACAACGTTTGCTACAAGTTGGTACACCCACGGGTTGGCGTCTTCTTACCTTGAGGGTGCTAATTTCCTCACGGCAGCTGTGTCAACGCCTGCTGATGCTATGGGTCATTCTCTTCTTCTACTTTGGGGTCCTGAGTCTCAGGGGGATTTCGTCCGCTGGGTCCAACTTGGGGGACTCTGGCCTTTTGTGGCACTCCACGGGTCTTTCGCTCTGATTGGATTTATGCTTCGTCAGTTTGAGATTGCTCGTCTGGTCGGTATTCGTCCTTATAATGCAATCGCATTCTCTGGTCCCATTGCAGTATTCGTTTCTGTATTCCTAATGTATCCACTGGGTCAATCCAGTTGGTTCTTTGCGCCGTCGTTTGGTGTTGCTGCAATCTTCCGATTCCTGCTGTTCCTACAAGGTTTCCATAACTGGACGCTCAACCCCTTTCATATGATGGGAGTTGCTGGTATACTGGGAGGAGCACTGCTCTGTGCAATTCACGGAGCAACTGTAGAAAACACTCTATTTGAAGATGGAAATCAAGCAAACACGTTCAAAGCATTTGAACCTACGCAAGAGGAAGAGACTTATTCAATGGTTACTGCAAATCGATTCTGGTCGCAGATTTTTGGAATTGCTTTTTCCAATAAGCGTTGGTTACATTTTTTCATGCTTTTTGTTCCCGTTATGGGTCTCTGGACTAGTTCTATTGGTATTATTGGTTTGGCTCTCAATCTTCGTGCTTATGATTTTGTAAGTCAGGAGATTCGTGCCGCAGAAGACCCGGAATTTGAGACATTTTACACAAAAAATATACTTCTTAATGAGGGGTTAAGGGCATGGATGGCACCAGTAGACCAACCAGGGGAACGGTTCGTATTTCCAGAGGAAGTTCTCCCGAGGGGCAACGCACTCTAAAATAAATAAGGGAGTTCTACAAGAACTCCTTTTTTATGGCATTTCTTCTAATACTCTTTCTCTTTGAACTTTTCGGTGTTATTATGTTCATATTATCAGTCGCACAAGATTTCTAATACATACAACAGTTACCTTTTAACTATGAAAACTATAACCTTCACAGAAGACCAAATCAAACTTCTGGCAGATGCTGTATGGATGCGTCAACGTCGTTTTATTGCAGGAGATAAACGATTCAAAGAATATGGTGAAATATTAAATGATATTCTTGAAGATATTGAATATACTCCATCAAGATTCTGATTATGACTTACGATACAGTTTTTCTATCTGATGTTCATTTGGGCACTCCAAGATGTGATACTGAAAAATTTTATAATTTTCTTAAAAACTTAAAAACTAAAAAGTTAGTAATGGTAGGTGATATTATAGACATCTACTGTATGGAAAAATATAATACTCGTTGGACAAAAGAACATACAAAATGTGTTCATCAGATTCTAAACCTAGCAAAGAAAGGAACCGAAGTCATTTATATTCTTGGAAATCACGAAGCAGAGATTCGTCGTTATACGAACTTTGAACATAAGAACTTCCGAATGGTAGATGAATATACTCATAAAGATTCAAAAGGTAATAAGTTTCTTTGTGTTCATGGAGATAAGTATTCCGAGTATTCATCCGGTTCCTGGAAACAATTAATGTTTAATAAAGGATATGAATTGATTACACCGATCAGTTTGTTCCTGGAAAGATTCTTCAGATTCTCTTTGGTTTATGCACTGAAGAATAGTGTTCGGGGTAAGAACTATATCAATCAATATGAGACTGATATTGCATCATTTTGTGTTCAGAGAGATAAGAAATATGATGGTATAATCTGCGGACATATTCATCACGGCAACATCAGATACTTTAATAAACTTTTGTATATGTGCTGTGGTGATTGGTGTGATACTTGTTCTGCTATTGTAGAGAAAAATGGAATTTATGCTCTTGAAAAATATTGAATAATATCTTCAAATCCCAACAATTCATAGACACCTAAAAAGAACTTCTTATAATTACTAAGGAGTTCTTTTTCTTTTATGAAGATCTTTTTAGATACGGCAGATGTTTCAATGATTAGTTCAGCATATGATACTGGACTATTAGATGGAGTTACTACAAATCCCACTTTAATTCTTAAGAGTGGTAGACAACTCCAAGAAGTTATTAATGAAATTTCAGATATATTTCCAAATTTAGAAAGCATTTCAGCAGAGGTAGTTGCAGATACTGCCGAAGAAATGATTTCACAAGCACAACAATATTACACAATCGCTCCTGCGGTTACCATTAAAGTTCCTTGTACTGTAGAAGGACTTAAGGCTTGTAAAACACTTTCTGATAAAGGAATTAAAACAAATGTAACTCTTGTGTTCTCAGTAGCACAGGCAATTCTTGCATCTAAAGCAGGAGCAACATTTATCTCACCTTTCGTTGGTCGTTGGATGGACAATTCAATTGATGGTATTGAGTTGATTAAAAATATTCGTAAAGTATATGATCATTCATTTTCACAAACAGAGATTCTTGCAGCATCGCTTCGTGATGTTCGGCAAGTAGAACAATCTATTATTGCGGGTGCTGATGTGGTTACAATTCCTCCGATTGTATTCTGGGCAATGTATAAAAACATTATGACTGATAAGGGTTTAGAACTCTTTCAGAAAGATTGGGAAGAGGTTATTAAAAATCAAAAATGAAATCGGAACATCAGTGCTGGCATTTTGTGATGTCATCATTTTCTAGATTGTACGGTGTCAAGAGAGTTATGAGTGAAGAAAAATTTCACACCATTGCTTTACAATGGTGTGATGATCATAATTATGTTTGCGATATTCATTTAGATAGTTTGAATAAAGTGGATATGTATTTTAGAAAAGTTTATGAGGATTGGAAAAAATGAAAGTAGGATTAATTGGATTAGGTAGAATGGGTGAAGGAATGTCTCGTCGTATGATGAAGGCAGGAATAGAAGTTTGGGGGTATCGTAGAAATTATGAAAAAGCACAAGAAGCATACAAAAACGGATATGTTAATGGTGTTACAACTTCTATACAAAGCCTTGTTCAAGTAGTCAAGGGACAAAATAAACCAGGAATTTTTCAGATGGTAGTTCCTGTAGAAACAGTAGAGGAGACGATTAATGAGTTACTACGATATTGTGGTGAAGGAGATATTATTATTGATCATGGCAATAGCAATTTTAAGGACAGTCGGAAGAGAGCAGAACGACTTGCAAAGCAGGGTATCCAGTATATTGATTGCGGGACTAGTGGTGGTGTTTACGGTTTGGATCGTGGATACTGTCTTATGGTTGGAGGTGGAGATACTGCAGTCTCCACTTGTTCGCGCATTTTTAATGCACTCTCCCCAGGAATTGACGCTGCCCCCAGGACTCAATTTGACTCAGACATAACTTCTGCTGAATATGGGTGGTTGCATTGTGGTGGACCAG